TAAAACGCACCTCCCGCAAATTTATTTAGTGGAATTTGTTCCATTTCATTAAGAGTTTTGACATTATGAATATCTTTAATTAGTAGGTAAGTAAACTCAAATAAAAGCTCGAGGTGGGCTGGGATAATTTCTTCTAACGCCTTCCTAACATCATCTAAGTTTCTCGGGATACCATAAGAAGAAATAAATTTTACGACCAATTCTAAATCTCGTGGTTTAGGTATTACCTCGACCTCCCCGCCGTAATAGGCCTCAGCAGTATTTTTTATAACATCTTCTTTTACCGTACCAATCCCACGTTTTTTAGCCTTTAAATTTGAACGCCTTTCTTCTATTGGTTTGCTCGTATTGGTAGGAATTCCGAAATCCTTCTCCCATAGAGCTAAACCCCATGTTGATGTGTCTATAAATGTTTGATTTAAAACATCCTCGATAGCAGCTTCCAATTTATCGAACTGCTTACCCTCCGCCTGAGCAATGGCCTGATATTGAGGGGAATTTCTAAACATTTCCGGATATAATTCAATGATTTCATCTTTAGATGACATTGAAGGTCACCACGCCAACAATTGCTATCTCATCTTCTGCTAAACTGATATTCGAAGTGCCGCCGTTAACTGTTACATTCTGATAATCTATTACACCAGTTTGATCCAATATCATTGACGAAAGTTGGGAGTATCTAACGGTGTTACTCGTAAGAGCTGAATCAGAAAATAGTTTCTCAATAGCAGTTGTATATCCGAATTCAATAGTTTCTATATCTACACCTGGTTGCAGTGTAAGATCGGCTGTAATATTTATCGGGACTTCAACTGCCGCATCAACGGTAAGATCAACATCTATTGGCATTTCATTCGAAATATGGTTGAATACCTCTGTTACCTTTTCTTGCGAAGGTGCCCTTCCATCAGAACCCACCACGACTACGCGTACAGTACCTTTACCTTGCCAACGCGGAAAAACCTTTGCAGTCCGGATGCCTGGCACTTCCTTAGCCCATTGCAAGTAATGATAGATATTCCCGCTAGTTGCAGGTTTGGAGGCTTTTTCTTGATATCGGGCATATAAATATGAATCTTCCTCCTCTTCTACTCCCGGAGTTAGGATTTTCCCTAAAATTGCTGTTTCGAGTCCATCGATGTTATCTAAAGGTAGCAATACCGATCCCTCAGGAGGTTTATTTCCAATGGTTCCTGCTTCTTCACATTGTAGCTTTGTACTAGTACCAGCCTCAATAACGACATAATAAACATTATCCACAAAAAAACGAGCGCCCACATCTACAGGCCTATTAAAAATGCCTTCTCTGATTGCCTTTATAGCCCGTTTTTTAAACACGCCAATTTCACTTGTTCGCCTTTCAAGATATTCACCTTCACTTGTTGATGCAAAAACCAGATTAAGCACTCGATCCAGTTGCACATATGCATCTGCTAGTTTTTTCGCTGCCGGGGCCAAAGCTATATAAATAGGAGATCCTTCTCGTTTGTCAAAGTAGTCAGGTATGTCATCCAGCATTTCTTCCAAGATGGTTTCAAACGTCCGATCTTCAAACACCTTCTCCAAACACCTCCTCCATTTCAATAGGCCCTTCAGTTGTGTGAACCACAAAATTTACATAAAAAGCATCATCTTTGTGTTCAATCTCAAACTCTTCCACACTCTCCACGAAATCCAAATAAATAAGAGCATCCTCGATTAAACGGGGAAGCTCCATTTTTTTATATTCAATAGTGACTTCATTATCTGTGAGCAAATCTTCGATTTCATTGCCAAAATCACTGGACAGTATTGGGTAGGCATACCGAGGAATACGAAGAGCGAACATAATTATTTGTTTCGCCGCTTCAATACCATCAATAACCTCACTGGTGAGAATATTTTTTTCAAAATCAAACCGGAAAGTTTTTAGGACAGGTCGCAAATCTTCCGCGGCAATTTCCTCAAAATTTAGTTCAGGTGATAAAGCCATAACATCACCCCACAATCCTGTCGATAATAAAAAATGATTGCCCACCTTGTATGATGGCAACCATTACTCTGTCATTCATCTTCAATTCGTCTACAAACTCATATTCTTGAACTGTTCCGCCATTAACTCGAATTTGTCTCTTATGTTTAGTCAAATGTTCCGCGATTGAAATGATATCAGAAGGAATCAACAGCTTTGGATTACCTTTTAATCGAATTTGAATATCAGGAGGAGGAGAAACAACAGTTGCTTCTACCAAACGTAGTGGTGACTCTGCTTGTACTGCTTCTAATGCGATTTTTTTGATTGTTTGTATCACGTTGTAACCTCCTCTGGCAGATCGTTAGAAGTGATAAGATCCAGACTCATTTTATGGACATTCCCAGTAAAAGTATGTGTGTCACTATCAATAAAGTAGGTACCACGCAATTTAGCATCTGGAATATATACATATACAGGCATTCCACTCGTTAATTCTGTGATACCTAATCCATCTATACTCAACCGTTTTTTCGGCGATTTTTTCTTTGACAAAAGATTGTTTGCCCGTTGTGTTAGCTGGGCTTTGTTCAAGTTATCCGTCACTTTTTCGTAGTATTGCAGCACACCATACCTCTTTATGCCATCTTGATCAGATACCACCACTTTTGTTGTCTTTTTATCTTCACCCGCCTCCAATTTCACACGCGTAGCAACTTCTTCAATGGAAGTGGAATAAGTGAAGTCTTCAATGTTAACACCCGTTTCAAGTACCCATTGAGAAGTTGGATTTGGCCATTCCTGCAAGTATATTTTTCCTAAACGTGAATAAACTCTGTATTTCTTCTTTGTCTGTTTTTCGGTTTCTATTAAAGCCTTTAAAACCATATCGTACAAAGATGTTTCGCTATCAAACACAAGTGAATTAATGGTGTATTTTGTGTTTACAATTTCAGCATAAGGAATTTGAAAGTCTTTGCACATTTGGAGCAAAATTTGGTCTGCTCTTTTCTTTGAAAAAACATAAACATCTTTATTTAAAAGTAAATACTGCAACATATCATATGCAGTGAACATTAATTTTCCACTTTTTGTGATGTTACGATTAAATATAGTCCCTCTAAACAATTCTGTACCTTTCCATTTAAAAAGAACCGTGTTTCCTTCATCAATTTCGGAAAGTATGTCATATCCGACGTTTTTATACAGAATGTTTACATCTATTTTTCGAGCTGCATTGAAACGCTGTCCACTCCAAGTTATGGTTTCTGTCGGTATTTCCAATGTATAGCTGGGTTTAACGAGCAATAATTCTATCATGGAATCTTCAGCACCTGCCCAGGATATATCCAATGCCCTGGCTGTTTGATATTCCTTTTATCACGTTTGATTAGCATATCTTTATTGGCTTCCCAAAGTTTTTTAAATTGAGAGCTATCGTTATAGAATTTCCTTGCTAGCGCCCATAACGTATCTCCTTTTTTTACAGTGTAGGTTTTTGGTTTCGTTTGTGTATTTGGTCTTTTTGTGGCTGTTGCAACTGTACTAGATTTCGGCTTGGTATCAACCTTACGAACAGTTACAAAACGGAATTCTTTTAGCGTAATTTCGTAACTAATATCACCTACATCATACTCTCCCTCTTTATAGTTAAAATCTTCAATCGTTACGGGATAATTAATCGGTGTTCCCGTCACGATAAAACGAGCAGGTTTATCAGATTTCTTGAACATATTAATCCTTTCCACAAAGACCCAGGGCGCTGAAAAATTTTCATATTCGCAAATAGGGCTGTATTGTGCAGGAAATATAGAAGAAAACGATATGGTTTTTGCTGCTGGATCTTGTATAATTGTGACTTCCCCTAGTCCTGCTATATTGACAGATTCATTTTGCGATCCGTTGCTGATATTTAGTTCAGAAGGAAGGACAGGCAAACGAGATTTCGTGCCATCTGGCCATGCGAACCAAAACTCATATACACTTTTACTCATAGATCGCCATCGCCCCTCCTTCAAAATATTCTTGCTCAAGCGCTTTTTTGACTGCCTTTACTGCTATTTGACCGACTTTTTCCGCATCCATTTCATTACTGAAATGATTGTCCCCAGTAAATTGAAGAACAATGTCGCCGATCATTCTAGGTAGAGACAAACGAACATTAGAAACACCACTTGCAGCTTGTACAGCTTCGGTTGGCAGTGTTTGTGGCTGAACACCTAATTTGTTAGCCGCGTAAGATAACAGCCCTAAAGCTCTGTTTCTGTGTTGTTCTAACGGGATGATCGCTTCTTTTTTGTTTTTCTCACCAACCATTGCTAAATGCTGCCGGTTAATAATACCGCCTTTTTCGTATCCTTTGTATCCTCTGCCACGAGACATGTTTTTGATTCCTGGAGTGTTAAAAACCGATCCATAACGAGCTTTGATGTAACGGATTGCTGCAATCGCATTGTGGATCGGATTCCATATATCATTAAACCCTGGTAGCTTGTATGCATTGAATGTTGGTTCAATTGTTTGCATCAAACCCTTAGACGGCGTTCCTCTCTTGGCATTTATATCCCACAAGTTGATTGCCCGAGGATTCCCGCCGGATTCTTTCATTGCCATCGTTGACAATGGACCTAACCAACTCATAGGTGTTCCAGTGATCATTAATGCAGCTGTTATCCACTTCTTAACATTCCCGCCAACCTTGCCACCAAAAGACGAAAATGACCCTATTTGTTCCTCCATAAACTTTTTGATGTCAACCGAACTAAAGCCTTTTATCACGCCCATTGCAGACCAATATCCGAGTTCCGCCATCTTTGTTGAAGGTGAATTGATTCCCATTTCATCACGAAACGCTCTTTCTACTGCTCTCGCTAATTCTTTAGCTTCTGCTGAAACGTCTTCTTTTCTGCTTCTCATTCCTAAGATGAAATTTCCAACGAATGCGCTACCGAAACTTGTTCCATTACCCACAGCTTGTAGAATAGGTTGATAAAGGTTTTTGCTAATCCATGGATGAATATCTATTGACGTACTATTTACACCCAACCCGATATTTTTGGCATATGCTGAGCCAAATGGTTGACCATTCCCGACTGCTTGAAGCGTTGGTTGATAAAGTCTTGTTGAAATCCAAGGATGGATATCAGTTTGTACTTGTTCCATTCCGATTACAAAGTTTTGAGCAAAAGCCCAACCGAAAGACTTAGCATTACCCACTGCCTGCAATATCGGATTGTATATTTTCTCAGATATCCAGTTGAAAGGTGTTTGTTTCGCTGAATTTATTCCGATCAAAAAGGCTGCAGCAAAGGCTTGACCAAATTTTTGAGCATTCCCAACAGCCTGATTCAAAGGTTGATAGATTTTAGTCTGTAGAAAACCTTGCATGTCAACATTTTGGGGTATTGCTGCGTTTGCAGGTCTAGCAGGCTCCTCTTTTTGGCTAAATTTACTGCCTATCCACCCGCCTAGTTTTTCAGATAAATAACCACCTAAGGCCGCACCTCCGATTGTTCCAAGTGGACCTAAGAAACTGCCAAGTGTTCCACCGATTACAGATCCGAAAGTTCCGCCTATAGCTTTCCCTTTCCCTTTTGCTCCCTTTGCAGTAAGGATTTCTAAGCCACTTAATGCAATACCTAGAAAAGGAATCTTTTTAGATATACCAGATCCCAATTTTGATATTTTTGGGAATCTCAGTTTTTTACTAGACTTGTTTTGCCGCGTCATTAATTGCTTCATATGATCGTCATATGACATAGATGAAGAAGAAGGAGTTTTTTTGTTATTTCGGTTTGGCCATTTTTCTTTTAAGGATTTTCCTTTTTCCCATGCGTCTTTTCCTAATTTCCAAGCTCCTTTCGCTCCTTTTAAGACAGGAGATAATAACATACTTCCGATCGCGACTCCTAAAAGAGTAGATACTGCAGCTCCTCCTATTGAACCGATACTAGGATTCTTAAAAGCTTCTTTCCACATACCTCCAATGGATTCCAAGCCTTTTTGAACCCCGTTTGTTATGCCTTTGAAAATGGCTTCTCCCATGAAAATGCCAACATCTTCTGCCCAAGGTTTTCCTGACGAATTCCACCAGTTATCGAAAGATGGTTTACCTTTATCGTTCCACCATTGATTGATGTCTCCGAGGACAAGTTTCACTTTCCCTTCAAAGTCAAGGTTTTTAAATTTCGGATCGCTTAGATATTTATCTAACCTTTTTACGGCTGTATGAGCTTTTTCGACACCCCACACGATACCGTCACTTAAAACCTTTCCGAAATTGTTAAAAGCTTCACCGTTCACGATTTTTGTTAAATCATCAATAAGGGGTTTAGAAGCTTCCAAGCCTTTCTTTCCAAATTCGGTGAATTTCAGTTTTGTACTATCGATTAATTTTTGCCAACGAACATAGCCGGTTTCGTTCACTCTGTTTAGATATTCTTGGCTGTATCCCATTTTGTTTAATAGTTGGTCTAATTTCTCAAGTTTTTTCTGTAAAGTTGGAGCTGCTTTGATAGATTCAAGCATTGTTTTCGGTAAATTAAATCTTTCAGCCAAACTGATCATGTCACCAGACAATGCTTCGCGTATAGCAAAAGATGCACCTTCCATGCCTTCTAAAGGATTAGAAGCTGCCAGTCTTTCAGTTATTTTTACTGCATACTCCAATTCCTTTAAATTTTTTGTTAAAGGAACATAGGCTCGGCCTGATCCAAAAAAGTCTTCTTGGCTGAACATAGAATTAGCCCCGGCTTTGTTCAGAAAGTCAAAGAATTTTTTTGCTGCTTTTTGATTTTCTCCAAAAAGGCTAGTTACTTGAACTTGAGCCATTTCCATTTTTGCAGCAGCCCCGATTGTTGCTTCAGTTAAGCTTTTTAAACCAACAACTGAAAGTCCAATTGTCACCATACCTGGCAGGCTCGTTAGAGAATTACGAACTGCACCAATGGTTCTAGACGCCATGTCTATGCCTCTAACTGTTACGGAATAGCTTCTAGAAGCTAATCGTTGAACAGAACGATCAATACGTCCAATTATCTTTGAAGCTCTGTCAGTCGCTTTAATGAGAATGGGTTTATCTGATTCGCTTTTTAACTTTTTAAAATCTCCAGTAATAGCCCTTAGCTTTTTGCTCATTCGATCCTGCATATCAAATAAGGTGGTTAACCGCGGCATCGTCTATTTCCCTCCTTTCTCTAGTTTTTTTAGTTCTTTTGCCAACTGCTCAAGTTTTATCTCAATGGAGGCGTAATAAAACGCTTTTTCATTTCTTGGCGCATGCAATATCTCTTTTAATTGTGAAGGGGAATAGTGAAGTTCATGCATGCAATAATGCAAATAGACCGCGTCTCTATCCCCCTCATATATTAGTTTTTTGCTTCTTCAACAAGATCGTCGAATTCATCATCGAATCCATTGATCCGTAAAGCCGCTTCAATCCATGCGCTATATTCTCCACCGATAGAAAGGACACGTTTAGCTACCTCAACAGGGTCCTCTGTTTTGTACGACTTTCTCATTTCTTCAGATTTAAAATCAGGAAAGACAGTGGACTCAATAGCCATACGGGCGTAAAAACGGGAAGTATCAAGACGCTCACCGACTTTTTTTCCGTTTTTCATGACAGGTTTCATACAACTTTTTTCTAGCTCTTCAATGTCCTCAGTTTTCATCGGTTTCATGATAAATGGAATGACCTTCCCGTCTTTATCTACATAGCGCTTCGATACAATCACTTCTTCCTCTTCTACCGGTTTTGCATTACCTGCTAAGAAAAAACTGATATCACGTTCAGCCATTTATTCATCGCTCCTTTAAATTATTGTTTTTAAGTCAAAAAAGGACGACTTAAAAGTCATCCCTTAATGCTTCTGGTAAATCAGCATCTTCAAATGTGAAAGGAACTTCTTCTTCCAAAGCTTCTGAATCAACGTCCAGACCGGCAATCTTTGCACTGTCAAAGTTCACATCATAAAGTGTCACACGTTCAGTTCCTCGCCCAGAACTTTTATCATCTAAAACCCCCTGAAAAGTAAAATACTTATCTTCACCAGTTTTTATATAATCAAGCATGATCCGAACAAATTTTGATGTGACCTTGTAAAATGTAGCCGTCCCGGTCCCTTTTGCGCCGGTTGTCTTATGACCAGTCATTCGTCGACCCATGATATTAACTTCAGATTTATTTTTTTCAATCGTCGCTTCAAATTTTTTGATATATGCTAACTCTTCTCCATCAAGAAAAAGTCGCCCTTCCTTCCCGCTGATAGTGTTCTGAGCACGAAAAACCATCTATCGCACCTCCACTCCAAAATAAAACTTCTCCGCACTGTCTACCGGTTGAACTCCAATATTGATATAGAACCCGTCTCCATCATCATTGATAGAGATTTGGATATCATTTTGACTATTGAAATTTTTTATGGCCCCGCCATTTTGTAGTTCGGTCATGTAAATCGTAACAAAAGTATTCACAATCTGAATGCCATCATCGTTTGTCGGGATATCACTTCCACGATCTTTTCGCTCTTTTATTTCTTTTTTCAATTCGCGAGTAATGTCATTGTTGATTGCGTCTAAAATGCGGATGATTTTATTCTTTTGGAATTTCTTATCTTTTTCTTTTGTGAATGAAACAAAAGAGTTTATGTCTTTTTCTACTATCGCTACTTTGTCTCGTGGATCATATGTGAATAGGAATTCCCCATTTGCTAGACGTTCGATAATTTCATCGTTATCGAAACGGGGGTTAACGTCAATTGCACCATCATATTCGACGAATGTAAGCGATTGATTGATAGTTGCTCCGGCGCTAGCTCCTGCTACCCATGCAACTGTTTCAGCAGGTGTAAGAGTTTTTTCCGGCAACACTACACCGTTAGTTACATTGATAATCCCTTCATAATCTGCTGCATAATTAGGAACGACTCCGACAATTTTAATACCTTGTTCGTCCCTAACACGTTTGATAAAGGAGACAAATGTTGTTTTCAATTGTTCATCCCCATCAACAGGCAGCCCAATAGTATCAAAATATTCTGTTTCGGCAGCCGCTAAAAAGTCTGTGTAATCTAAGTTCGTAGGGATTCCGTCTTGTCCGCCTGTCAATTTGGTTCCTGCTGTATCGGATAACGCTCCGGTTCCGGCAAATGTGACATAACCATTTGCTTTCAGCTCACCAAAATCAGCTACTGTTTGCTTGTCCACTGCCTTAGTGCCAACAAACGTAGTGACATCTTTTTTTGTGGAATCTAACACATTTGGTCCAATGACAATAGTGATATCATTTCCTTTTGAACCGCCATAAACAGCTGTAGCCGTCTGTCCTGTTCCAAACGTTGCGGTTGCTTTAGTTCCTTCATTAACACGATATGCTAGTACCGTTTTGCTTCGTTTTTTTGCTTCACGCAGCAATAAAAGAGATGGGTCACTTATGTCTAGTCCGATTTTCTTTTGCACATCGTCAGGACCCGTAATCTCTATAAATTTTTTCGGCTCTCCCCAACTCAAAACAAGTGGAATGGCTACTCTTCCACGTTCACCAACGGATAAACGTTCATTCGCTGCGGAAAAGAAACGAAAATAAATACCAGCACGTTCTTTTTCAACACCTGGTGTCCAAGTACCGCCGTTCATCTATTGTCTAACCTCCTTTTTCAGAAATGCTTGAATTCGCTTTTCTGCTTCTTTTTTAGTTGCTCGCGTTTCTTTGTAATCAAAAAAAGCACCATCAAAAACTTCTGGTTTTACACCAAATAGTTTTTGAGAGTGCTGTCTCAATTCATATAAAAAGAATTCCTGTTCTTCTTTGACATTTTCCACTTTCTTTTCAGCCACTTTATTTCACCCCGCTATCGACACCAACATCTTGAAGTGGTGTATATTGTTCTTTTTCGTAGTAATATCTGCTATCCCAGGTTAGCTGGATAATCGCTACTCCGCTGTCCGCTATTCTTGTTTCTATTCGGCTAATTCGGATATAATCACCCGTTTCCGCCCCATCTGGCTTCAACAAAGGAATGAGATTCCTCTTTGTTCTGATTGCGTCTGCTATCCTCTCTGCTTCATCAGAAGCCTTCTGCGAATCCTTATGAAATAACTTAACTGACAAGTTATAAGTCTTTTTAAAAGTTGAAGTTGTATCATTGCTGTCGAATGAGAAAGGTTCCGGGAAATACATGCTTGGAACCGCGAAATTTTCCGGAACTTCTTTAGTGTAAACTTTACAAGGGAAAAGTTTATAGAAATAACTCATAATCGATGCGACTTCTGGATTCAATTTATTCCCACCTTTATGAGAATGTGGTATCTAACCAAGTTTGAACTTGTTTCTCCAAACTCTTATGAAACATCTTTTCAAAGATTACAAGAGCGTTATCCCAATAATGGCTACCTTCGACCCATTGAAATTTAAGTAACATTCCGCTTTCTTTCTCGTCAGGGTCATATTCAAAACGATCCCCTTTCCACCTTCCTGGGACCCATCTACGATCTTGGTTTTTGTTAGGATCTATTGTGAAATGTCCATCATTAACATAGGAAGCATAATCAAGATTGGTACCAACATGAAGAGCAAGTCCACCGCTTTTTATTTCCCAAACGTTTTCACTGTCGCCTTTCTTGAAAGAGTTTAAGAGATTACGAGTGTCTACCGTTTTGGTACGGATGATTTCATCCTGAACAATGTCAAGGAACTCCATTCCCATACCCTCAAGCCATAATGTTATTTCTTTTCTTAAGCCACCATTTGCAGCCTTATCGAGTTTTTTAATCAATTCATCCAATCCCTTTATTTTCATAGGTTTTCTCTCCTAACTGCTGTCACCTCTATATGGTGATTTCGAATCTTTTTAGGGATTTGGAGCTTGAACTCAATCCCATTCCAAACCACCTTATCATTGACCCGGATATCGGCAGACGGGAGAAAATGGACCAAGAATGACTGAGTGATTATTTGGTTTGGCTCTCCTTGTACAATGGTTTGATTTTTTTCTGTGAAATAACATGGAACATCAACGAGATCAGGAGAATCAGGATATTTGTATTCAGGTTGAAAATCTTTAATCGGTATTCCAAAATTACTGTCCGAATCTTCATTGGAGGCTGTCAAATGGTAAACATCACAACGGTGAATAAGCAAGTTACGATAACTCATAATGCTCTCATCCTAAATTTGATAGATTCATTGGTTGAGGACTCAATAATATATTCTTTGAGTAATCCGTAAACATCAGGTTTACGCAATACACTGCCGTCTCCCAATGTATATGAATAATCGCCGATTTTTTCAGATTTGTAGCCTTTTACGATGGACTCATCGCTGTTGACCAAAGCAAAGAACTGTGCCATCTTCAAAAGAGCAAGCTTTGCTTTTTCCGGAAGTGGATCATATTCTGAAAAGTCATGGCCAACAATACTTTCTATTTCAACTTCTGCTTCTATGATGTCTTGCTCTAATAGTGAATCAGGTCTTTCCTTCACGATATCAAAAACAGAATAAGCTTTTAAATCAGCAGGAGTGATGAGCATATATCATCACTCCTCTTTAGATGAACTATTTTCCTTTTGTGGTTTCACTTCTTCCAAGTCTTCGTATTTACTTAACAGCTCGTCTCTCTCTTTCGCTGATACTTCAACAGGTTCATTTGCATAGAAAAAGCGCCCGCCACCAATATGAAGAGCGCCTTTTTTGTGTTTATATTGAATTTTAGGCATTGATAAACTCCCTCCTTAAAGCTTACTTCCTGTCATCCATGCAACTGCATCTACTTCACGGACAACTGCATCGAGATAAGCGTAAAGAACATGGTATGTTGCGTCCTTTGCAGCCGCAGTGGCTCCTTCAGCAGTACGGATATAGCGTAATTGACGAGTAAACACCGGTTTCAAGTTACTCATCGGAGTTAAAGCAGCAAAACCACTTTGCAATTCTGCTACTACCTCAACAGGATATCCTGCTAATCGTGTAATTTTACCATCTTGCAGAACCGCGTCACCAAATCCAGTTTGGCGTTGTGATACCATAGCAACTAATTTATCATTTGTTTTTTGTGTGATGAACCAAGTGATGTCTGAAAAGCTTTTATAACGTTCTGGTAACAATTGAATGTGATTCACGAAATCTAAAATGGTAGGTTCGTTGTTTGCCAAATCTGTTTTGTACGGTGATTGTTTCATTTTCTTAACAAAACCATCTAAGATGCTTAGAAAAGGATCTGGAGTCGTACCATCTTCTAATTTGGCATCAACATCGCCATTGAAAATCAAATCTTGCAAATCTACCCCGAATTGTTTCTGAATCATGCTAATAACTTTTTCTTCAACGTTATCCCCACGTGCTGAAACCGAATAATATACATCATCATTTTGCAACCATTCATCCCATTTAACCTTTTTAACAGCATAAGGAATTTGACGATTACTAATTGAACCTGTGCCTGTTGGATTGTCGTCCTTTCCAGCTTGACGAATTTTCCGACGACCAACAGAAAGTGCATCAATATTTCCTGCTGGTACATCTCGATAGATTGGTTGTAGTTTTGGAAGTGTAGAAGCATTGTTAATAGTATCCACCAAAAACGCTTCGGCATCACTTCTTGCCATTGGGATATCTAAATTCTTTTTGATTGTTGCTACTGTGGCTTCCTTCGTTAAAATTGTTTGGTTGTCCATTCGCATCTTCCTCCTTTATTAGCTAAAAAGGCGCATATAGCCTTTTTGTACTGGTGTTTCTTGACCTTGATTTTCTTGTTGTACTTGTTTAGAAATTCCACGGGCCTTTTCGACAGCTTCTAAACGTTCATTAATTGGAGCCAGCTTAGCATCTAAAATTTCACTGAACTGCTTGGCAATGTCATTTTCACCAGCCGATTCAGTGCCTTCTCCCTTTTCAATGGCATCCAATCGCTTAATGATTGGGGATAACTTTTCATCCAACATTTTTTCGATATCTTCTTTTTTCACTTCTTCTTCCTCCTCTTCAAGCGCAATTAAGTCAGCAAGAGCTGCATGCGCATCTTTGATTTTTTGCATGTTGGCAGCAGAAATTTTCCTTCCTGCTTTTTGAATATCTTCAGGTGGTTTCCCAATAGCTTTCAAAACATTGTCGGTAAGCAAAATTTCATTCATGATGTCAACGAAATCCTGAATGGCTTCTCGAATTTTTGTTTCATCTTCTTCAAATACATATTTATCCATTTGCCAGTTATAGGACCGGATGGTTGTTTCAAAGCTATCCATGGCCGCCCAAAAGTTTCTAGCTTTTTTACCTTGCTCATATTTGTCACGAACCGCGCCTTTTTGAATCTTCTCACCAGTAAAAAAGTTTTTAAGCAAATTAAAAAAGCCCTTCACTTCGTCATCTTCATTTGACTTCGTGACAGGCTTTTCTTCTTGTTTTTCTATTACCTCGGCAGTGCCGGCCATCGAATAACCGGTGATTTCGCCTTTCTTAATTTGCTCCCATATTTCGTCGGAAGCCTTAGTGACAAGAATCCATGACCCCTTTTTGATTTCTTCGTCGCCGATTTTAAAATCTGTAGGAGCAATATAAGATTCAACCACTTCCCCTACACCAGAATTAAAATCATGTTGCTTGTCAATATTGCGATAATCCTTCATAAAAACATGCGCGGCTTTTTCGATTTCCTCTGCTGTCATAAAATCGCCGTGTGCATCTACCACATCAGGCTCATACACAACGCCGTATACAAGTTTTTGCTCTTCCTCATCCTTGTTAATAAACACCCTTACCTCTTTTTGAAAGGTTGGCTGCTTATCAGATTTTGTAAGGAAAAATCGTTTCTGATTAGCTCCTTTATCTACGTATGAAACGTGAGTGATTGTAGCGTTCTTTAGTTCTCTTGGCATAAAATATTCACCTCCTTTCACGTAACAAAAGTTTCTTCAATCTTTCCAATTCTGTTGTGAACGTAATACAAAGTAACCCCTCCTATTTATTTAATTCTTCCAGGGCTTCTTGCCTCAATTGCTCTTTTTCTTCTTTAGATAACCCCAGAATATTTTCATCAACAACCGGACCAAGTGCACAATGACAATTTACCCGCTCACTAGCCGGCAAAGTTGGATCCCTAGGATAATCTGCTTCATGGCCATTCACATTAAACTTTTCATCAACACCAACAATTGTTCCGTCTAATTCAACATGTGCAAGACGCGGATTGTTTTTCTTTGAACCGCTATGTTTCCACTTCTTACCCGTTACCGCTGGGCTTTGCATGTATGATTCCCATTGAGCGCGGCTGGAAGCAGTAAGAATTTCTGTGATGGCGGTTATCCGTGCTCTCTTCCTATCAAATTCAGGCAAATCCTTCATTTTCAGTTCAACATCTTGGATCGAGTCCCCGTTCTCGATGGCATCAGTCAACACCTTTTCAATAGCTTTATGGGTATTCAACTTCATTAAATCTGCAAGTTTAGCAGACCAGTCCTTTATCCAATTCACTGTTTGAGCAGATGTCTCGACAAAAGGGATATCTGGATCAATTGATTCCATCAGCCTTTTGCATAATTCCTCAATGGTCAATTGAAGAAATTCTGCTGTTACCTCACCAAACTCTTCTGCAAATTCATCTGCAGCAAAAAGATTATTAGTAAAGTACTGTAGCAAAGCTTCTAAGGTTGGTTTGTCATCCTTGGATACAAATGCTTTTATTTCTTTCAAATAAAATTTCCGCTGTTTCCTAAGCAATTTAGCGATTCCCTTTTCATAATCTTCAACGATTTTAGGTAAACTCTCTAACCCGGGGAAGTCTGGAACAACATCAGTGAGCTTTTCGTCGTCATCTTCCTCAGCTTTTCGGATAAATGCGTTCAAACTTTTAAGAAGCTGCTCGACTTTACTCATACTTTCAGCTCCTCAAGAACATCACGTATATCTTTGAGCAGCATAATCAAATCGTTTTGTTGCTCTTTTGATTTCTGCATAAGAATCGGCATAGTTGATTGCTGCTCTTTCATCAACAATTGGAATGGTTTGTTATACTCTGCCGGCCACTCTTCAAGCGTTTTTCCTAAAACCCTACCTAATAGATCTCTCAAATCATTCGGCGATGCAGCTCCAGCGTTAATAAAAGGTGTTAGGACTTTTGCGATTTCTATCGGATCCCTAAAATCTGGACCTTTTAACGTGATTTTTACATGTTGCAATTCCAGAGCCGGTAGAAACAATGTATTTAATTTGTTAGCAAGGAAGTTCCTTTCTGGCTGAAATACTTGTTCCTCTGTGATTTTCCGCGCTGTATCTGCAGTTGCTCGGTTGTATTCGTGCGCTTCTCCGGTATATAGAGGCGGCAAACGAAAAGCTGAACGTAGTTTTGAGCGTGTCTTCTCGTCATACTCCAAGAACAAAGCGTCTTGTTGTAAAACTTCAGCTAGCGACTTGATTTGTACCTTAACCGGAGTAACTTTTTCTTCACCATCCACAAAGTTTTCTTGTGGAATTCCTTCTGCTTCGAGCAACAGGAATTTATGAGCGTTTTCTACCCCTTCAATACTGTTCATGTATTCTTGGAGTTGGTTAAAAGATTGCTCAGACAGCATTCCGTTTTCCACAATGATAGCAGCAGGAGTATGCCTTCCTTGCTTGAAATACATGTAATTAAGTTCTTCTGCTTTTCTAGCACCGTATAAAGAAACAATATGGCCAATCCATCTAGGGATACCATATGTTCCGCTACCTATTTTAAAATGGATTACTTCCGTTGCTCTTAAATGTTCAGGTGTGCTTTCATCAAATTTGCCATTTGTTAGATTCATCACTCGAGGATCGCCATACTCCTTAAAAAACACCTTCTTACCATTCACCATTTGCACATATCGGCGAAATTTCTTCAATCGCTTTATTTTTTTCGGTACTCCATTCTCTGTAATGGTAAACTCGACTTCTACTGGCTCAGTATATGAACACACCCTCATGGTTTGGCAATCGATATATTCTATTCCAGCTGGCCTTCCTAGCCCATCTCTCAAAACTTCGGTAAAGCCGTTTCCCGTCTTTTCACGATCTTCAAGAGCATATCCTAAAATTGTTTCAGCCGATTCATCAAAATGGAGATACTTGATGAATTCTTCTAATCTCACCCATTCATTTTCAACTTGTTTCTTTACTTTCTCCGAAACATCTTTTGCATTGATATCGAAAGTGTAATCTGGTTGGAGTCCAAAACCTACAATATTGGTTCGATAAGCATCTACGCATTGCTGAAGTATCGTCGAGTATTCAGCAATGCGTTTCAATTCCTTTAAATTGTACGGAGGTTCGATTACTTCATCGCTGTACAAATTCTTGAATTCATCTTCATATATTTGGCGTGTCGTTGCGCTTGGTGCTTCTACCTTCACAACGCGCACTCTCATTTGCTGCTGTGCCATAGCCTACCTCCTTTCTCTGTTTGGTCTTTGCCGTACTTTCGGTTTTTCTTTCAAGTCCTCTACTTCATAATCATCTAGTGCATACCAGATGGCCGAAAGAGTATGCGGGTCAATGTTAAATTCGTCTTCGATGATGTTTCCGTTTTTGTCTTTGGCATATGTTAAATCTTTTAATTCAAAAACGGTGTTCGTACATCTATCCGAACAAATGATTTTTTTAAACCTCTTGATTTTTTTGGTGTATTGTAAGCGAGAGCCTGGAAACTTTAGTGCTCCTACCATATTGAACCCCTGTTTGCGGTAGTATCGAATAGTTTTTGGTTCCGCACTATCGGCTTTGATAAGCTCCTGCGTTTCTTTAAACTCGGATATCTCCTCGGCCGTTTCATCGTCCGTCATTTGATTCTTGTAATACTCCCAATAGATATAAAGGTATTTTTTATCAGGGTCCACCGCCAAACGTATAACGGCGTTATAAGAATCAACAAAACCAAAGTCCATGCCAACACGCTTTATCGGCTTACGAATGTTTGAAATAGCTTCCATAACTTTATCATGCGGAGCTACTTCAAATTGAGGAAATACCCGAACTCCGTTAACACCAAAATGACCTTTCCGAGCAATGCGGTAAAGGTCTGGATCATAGTCTTTGAGTTCTTCCAATTGAGCGATATAGCTTTCAGGCAAAAATAAATTATCATCAGCAGTTGAGTGATGATAATAGGTGTCGTTTGTTATGATTGTCCGTTTTTCATAAAGTTCTTCGTCATCCAAAATCAAACGCTTATTTTGTTCATCTTTAAAAAAATGTCGGTAGGTCCAGTTGTTCTTGCTCACTGGATTTGTTGACAGGATCATATGAAGCTTCAATGTTGGATGACGTAAGCGTCCGAGCAGTTCTTTAAAACCTTCATATTTGACTTCGGAACACTCTTCAACCCATATGATTGAGACGTTATGGATTGATTTCAGCTTGGCTGGCTTGTCCATTCCTTTAAAGATGATTTTTGACCCGTTAGGAAAACGAATTTGCATTGGAGATGTTAAACATTCGATTATGTTTTCCAAACCCAAGTCATGGACAATTTCCTCAAGTAACGAATACGTTGAATTCCTATGAGTATCATAGACCTCACGAACAACTAAGGCCGTGCGTTTTTCACTCAATAGTTTTAGAATTAGTTTTAAAGCAATATGATAACTTTTACCGGATCCGTAACCGCCGACAAGAAAGTAAAACTTATGGTTCCAATCAAACAGAAAGTCTTCAAAATGAGGGTTGACTTCTTTTTCAATAATCATGAATCCTCACCCTTGCCTTTCCGCTTGATGAGGATTTCAATCGGCTTGTCGTCGGAACCGGAAGAGATTTTTTCAACCTCCGCCTTCGTTTTCTCGATTCCTAACCGCATTTGCTCAAGTTTCAATCGACGCTCATCATCTTCATGAGCCAGTTCATTAAACTGCTTAACTAAGCTTCTAAGCTCACTCATGGCCCTAGACTGTGCGTTGAGGAAGGTAGCATGACGATCCCAGGCAAACTGGAATTCCCATTCTGTTTCAGTTCCCCCACCGTTTTCAGTGGAGAATTCCTTTTCTTTCTTAAGTTCCTTGATGATTTCATCCTTATCAGTAACAAACATAATTTGCTGCGCCCGAATGATTGCAGCGTATTGAATCATGATTTGATCCCATATCAAATCTGCAGGGCTTTTCTCTTCCAGCATCCCCATGATTTCAAGTGTTTCTTGTGGGATGTATTTAGAGAAAAAACCATGCTTTAGTGCGTTTTGATTTCCCTTTGGAGCTCCGCCTTCATTCCCCACAGCGTTTTTATTTCCAGGTTGGCCGCCTCGTTTTCTTTTTGTGTGCACACTTTTTTCTTTTGTATGCACACCATCACGGCTCCAACCGTATCGTTGTTTCCATGACTTCACCGTGTTGATAGTGACACCGTATTTTTCTGCGATGTCTTTGTATTTCATGCCTTTCAGGTAATCTTGGTATGCCAATTCCTTTTGGTCGGCCACTACATTTCACCCACCTCCATTGTTGATTCGAGTTGTTTTGGAAAAAGAAAAAAGCACCGCATGGGTGCAGTAATTGATGAGTCACTACTTGCTTAACTCTATATTGATAAATGCAATTAAATTATAATATTTACTTCTCCAACTTATATTTGTATCTTTAACAGAGTCAAGTGAAAGTATTTCTTTTCCGGCTTTTTTGATTATTAGTGAATTTGAATCATAGTCATTTCTCACAATGTAGCTTAATTCATATTCATTCCCCAAATGCACTAAATTAAATATATACTCATTATCTGTGGCTTTACAAAGTAACACTTTTTCTCGTTCAATGAAATATAACTCCGCATGTTCTGGATTTGTAAAAACGTATTTCGGATAAAAGAAATGATTATCGGAGAAACTTTCTAATAAAGCATTCTTATGAATTTGACTAAACATTTGGGATAATTTTTTATATTTCGCGTCACTAAAACTTAATCTTTTAATGGCGTCCTTAAACTCCTCATTATAATTAATTGGTTGTTCCACAATCTCATCTCCTTTCACCGATTCATTTCGACAAAAGGAGACATTTCCCTGCTACTTTTAGCCTAATTAAAATGATTATTCTTCAACACTTGATACAACACATTCGCTACCCTTCGCACCATTTCCTCGTCGTGTTCGTCGTATCCCGCTTCATATAAGATTGCGTGGAATAACTCATGCACGAATACTTGTTCTTTCCGTTCTTGGTCTAGGTTGCTATCAAGTTTAATGATGTTGTTTCGATACGTGACTTGACCATATAAATCATGGTCTGCTGCTAATCCTTCGATTTCTTTCACTTCATACGTCACACCGGCCACTTTGACTTTGCTTGGAATCATTGTTTTACCTCCAAATAAAAAAAGCACCCGATTTATTCGGATGCTTTCATAATTCTTTCATGAACGATATTAATCGTTCCTTAAATTCTTCCCAATTTGGTAATCTATTAAAATCATAGTATGTTCCAAAGACTCCGAACGGTCGATTATCTTGTGTAGCTGGTGGTTCTAAATGCGTTCTAGACCTTATTTCTTCATTGGTAGCTGTCTTTAAATAATATCTTTTTAGGATATCAATGATTTCGTGTATTAAATCTTGATCTATTGAGTTGCTGTTTTTTAGTGTTTTAGCAAATTCAACTATCTTTTCACTTAATTTTTTAATTTCCGTGTCAGGTATAAAAATCTGAAATTTATCACCTTTTTTTGATATCTCCGCATTATACACTAACATATATGTTTGTCTACAAAGATCATATAATACACCTGATTCGGGATTTTCTTTTAAATACTCCTTTATTTCACTGTTAACAGTATTTACATCCGAAATAATTAACTCATTAAACGAATTTATTTCCATATTATTCACTCCCCCTTTTGCCTACTCAATACGACAAAAGGAGGGATTTTCCTTCAATCAATCCAATAAAAACGCCACCCTCACGACCGAGCCAACCTCGATCCCTAGAGAGTGACGCCCTGCTTCAACAAAATATCCACGATACCATCATAACACGTCTAAACAGAAATATTCTGTCGTCTTTCTGTCATTTTTCCTTCATTTTTCTTTCAAATAAGTAAGAGTTGAGGGTTAAAGTTAGGTCATTATATTTATTCTAGTTAAATCAAAAAATTAAAAAAATAATTGTTTGCAACTTTCTCTTACATTAGACCTATGTATTATAATAGAAAAAAAGATAAAAGTTGTGAGGAGGAAGGCTCATTGTCGTTAATTACAGTTTATGGGGATGAGAGTTGTCAAAATGGACACAAATATATGGTGCTAGGCACAATATGGGATATGGATAACTATTGTAATATTATTGAAGAAGAGGTAAAAAGCTTAAGAGAGCGCACAAAATTTCAAAAAGAATTTCACTGGACTGATTTAAAGAATCATCAGCTAAGTGCATACAAAGAACTGGTCAATATTTTTGCAGCTCATAAAAAGAAGAATAAGCTTGAATTTCGCGCTTTGGTTGTAGATCAATCTGATGCTACTCACAAAATTTACAGTAATGACGATGAGTTACACTTTTATAAAATGTTTTTCTGGCTAATTTACAAAAACATGCGAAGAGGGAATTTTTACGATATATTGCTAGATCGTAAGAGCAATTCGGTTAAAGGTAGATTAACAGATTTAAAAAACTCTTTAAACAACCGATGGTTTAATGATAACTGGAATGGAGATATCACAGAGATATTTCAACTACTAAATCCGATAAAAAGAGTAGAGCCTCGAGATGGATCGCAAATTGGACTACAGCTATCTGATGTTTTTGCTGGAGCAATCGCATATGTATGGAATGGTCACTACAAAGAACGAAAAATCGCAAATCCAGACAACCCAAAAGTTAAACTAGTGGAGCATATTCAGAACACCCTTAACTTAGATCTCGCTTCACCCCATAAACCATGGGAAAGTCCTAGCTTTAACATCTGGCAATTCAAAAGATCAAAGGTGAAAAAATAAAAAATTAATAGCGCCCTATTTCCTATCCCTACCTTGGGATTTCCCACGACCGAAGAGGTCATGGTTTCGGAAAATAGTGGCGCTTAGACTCATTAATAATATAACCGTTCTCAATACATTTTATACTTCTTGTTTACATTATAGTACATTTTGTGTGAATTTGTACACCCATTTTGTGTACTTTTTTACACATTTATATATTTAACCGACTCTTTATAAACCTCTATCCTCAAAATAAATGCCAGCTTATAAAAAGCTCGTGCTTTCAACCGATAGTACTTGCTCTCACTCATTCCCATCTCATTGTATAGCTCATAATCATACATCTCCTCATCGCTCAAGTATCGCTTGATGATTAACTCCCTTTCTCTCGGACTGAGCCGATTCACACCACGTCTAATCCATTCCATATATTCGTCACGTTCGCGTTCAAAATCCACTTTGTCAATCACTGCTGATTCTGTAGATGAATAAAAAGCATTGGTGTGAGCAGGAGGAACAAGTGAATAAGTCGTTGTCACCTTTGGCAATCGCTCTTCTGGAAGCGTAAGGAGATAAAAACGATATTTCTCCAAAGCAGCTTCTACTCGTTTTTTCGTTTCCTCACGATCGATTTCAGGTAACTGAAATGTCATCTGTTTCACCTTGCTACCTCCTTAAAAATAATTAAAAAAGGACACCAAACGAGCTTATGCTCATTTAGTGTCCTCCAGTTGGCTGGTAGAACATTTTTGTTCATAATTTAATGATAAATGTGTTTCTAGTTCCTCTAAAGCATCAATTTCATAATCTATTTTAGATTTTAGCTCTTGAATAATTATTTTTAAAAGATTTGCTCTACAATCATGTAAAGGGCTATCATAGTCAACCAAATTTCTTAATAA